ATTAATATGGTAGCTTGTCTAACAGAGATTATGGCAGGATGTAAGTTTAAATGACATACAAAAAAGGACAAAAAAACTTTAATATAGATTTAAAAGAATCTAATAGAGTGGTAGCAGAAATTGTAAATCCTATTTTAGAAAGTCGTGGTGTTAAACTTATTAGATATTCAAATAGTGAAGATAAAATAGAAAGAAAACAATTTGATGGCGAATATATGAAAGAACATTTAAAATTTACTATTGAACACAAAACAGATTATAGATGTGCAGAAACAGGTAATATTTTTTTAGAACATCATGATAGAGGTAAACCATCTGGCATTTTAACAACAACAGCAGACTATATTACATATTATGTTCTTGAAAAATTGTATATAATTGAAACATATAAGTTCAAAGAAATTTTACATCTTGCATTTAAAGATGATATTAAAGGTGGTGATGAATACCTTGCAAGAGGTTATTTATTTGAGTGGAACAAAATAAGGGATTATTTCAAATGTATGAGTTAAAAGATTATTTAAACGCTATCAATTTCTCTAAAGAAAAACTATTAGATACTGATGATACAGAGTGGGCAAAGAAGTATCCACCTTTTGTTATCAACAAGTGTTTGTCTATGTTTTATGACTGTATTGCACAGGCAAACGAAATGAATGGGTACCACTTCTTAGATAAAGATGTTCAATTTAATTTTTTCATAAATAGTATAAGAAAAAAGAAGCGATTTGGTGGTAAGTGGCTAAAACAAAATGTTTTAAAAGATGTAGATTATGTCAAAGAATATTATGATTATAGCAACGAAAAGGCAAGAGAGGCCTTATCAATACTAACTAAAGAGCAGATTGAATTAATCAAATTATCTATTGATAAGGGTGGGAGAAGAAGAAAATGAATGATGAGATAGAATGGAATCAAGATAACATGCTCGAAGTTACAATCAAACAACCTGATGATTTTTTAAAAGTAAGAGAAACTTTAACAAGAATAGGTGTTGCAAGTCGTAAAGACAAAACACTATATCAGTCATGTCATATACTACACAAACAAGGAAAGTATTATATTGTACACTTTAAAGAATTATTTGCATTAGATGGCAAGACAGCAACACTATCAGAAAATGATATACAAAGAAGAAATACAATATCTATATTGTTGCAAGACTGGAATTTAATTGATATTGTACATAAACAAGAATCAGAAAATAAAGCACCACTAAGTCAGATAAAGGTTTTACCTTTTAAAGAAAAGAATGAGTGGACACTATCAGCAAAATACAACATAGGCAAAAAAGTAGAAGATGAAAGTACCTAGTTTTAATGAATTTATTAGTGAGGCAGTTGAAACTCCTAAACTAGTAATCATAACAGATGAGCCTGAACAAGCAAAAACTTTTCACACGGCAGATAGACTTCAACAAGAGGCGAAAAAGTTAGGGTGGAAATATTACTTGTATAAACTTACAGGTGGGTATACATCAACAGAAGAAGGTATTAGAAGACTACATAACAAAGATGATAAAAAAGGTTTTGTAGTTGATAAAAATACTATTGCAATATTTAGAGGTTCAGTTGTTCGTAGAGACAGTTGGATGGATATTGTATCTATGTTTGAAAAAGATAAAGTATGTTGTGTAAACAGTCGTAACAGTATAGAAATATGTACAGACAAATACAGAACATCTATTAAACTTGCAGACTTCGGTTTAAGACAACCCAAATCTGCACTAATAACAGATAAAGAAAATGCCTTAAAAGCATTTGAAAACTTAGACACAGACTTTCCTATAATTCTAAAAACATTACGAGGGTCAAAAGGTGTGGGTGTCTTATTTATTGAATCAGAAATAGGACTAGATTCTATTGTACAGTTAATCAATAAACAAGATGAAGATTCTGATTTATTAGTACAAGAATATATTAAGACAGACTATGATGTTAGAGTATTAGTTTTAGGTGGCAAAGTTCTTGCAACAATGAAACGACCTGTAATCAAAGGTGATTTTAGAAGTAATGTATCACAAGGTTCAAAACCAGAAGAATTAAAATTAACAGAATTAGAAATAGAAGAATGTATTAAGGCCTCTAAAGCAGTAAATGGTTTATGGACTGCTGTAGATTTTATACCTTCAAAAAATAGAACAAAAGAACCACCATTTATGATTGAGGTAAACTCATCACCTGGAACAGAAGGTATGGAAGAGGCAACAGGTAGAAATATTAGTAAAGAAATTTTAGAACATTTTTCAGATAAAAAGAATTGGGTACAAGAACCTTCTAAATGTGGTTACAAAGAAGTTATGACAATAAAACCTTTTGGTGATATTGTTGCAAAATTTGATACAGGTAATAGTGGCACGAATGTTATACATGCAGAAAACATGGAAGTAAAAGGTAAAAAAGTAACATGGTCATTATATAATAAAACTATAACATCAGATATAATTAGACAAGAAGAAATAAAAGTAGGTGGTCTAAGAGACTATGAAGAAGACAGATACTTAATTAAACTAGATGTACAATTTGCAGGTACAATGTATACAGATGTTGAGTTTACTCTAGATGACAGAGAAAACAGAACACATATATTATTAGATAGAGAATTTATGAATAGACTTAATGTTATGGTAGACCCTAGTAGAAAATATATAGTTACTAGTCCTTTCACCATTGACAAATAAGACTTTTTGTAGTACAATACATTATTAACAAGTGAGGTAAATTATGGCAGATGTGAAACTATTTCGTTTGACAACAGGCGAAGATGTAATCGGTAAACTTAAAGAGGAACTATTTGATGAAAATGGTATTTCAACACATGTGGTTTTAGAACAACCTTTTGTGATTATTCCACAACAAGAGGCACCAGGTAAACCTGTAACTCTAGGATTTCATCAATATATTCCGTATGGCAAATGTGATGAAGTTACATTTAAACAAGAGAATGTAGTTACAAGTGTTGAACCAACAGATGAATTAACTAAGACATATACACAAAATACAGGTGGTATAGTACAAGTTGAAAAACAGTTGATTACTTAATGAACTTTTATAAAAACTGTGTAGAATATAAAGGTAAGTTATTTGTTAGAGGTATACATGAAGGTCAAGAGTTTCAAGAAAAAATTGACTTTCAGCCTACATTTTTTACATTAACAAATAAAAAATCTAAACATACAAACTTGCAAGGTCAGTATCTACAGCCAACACAATTTGATAGTATTGCAAAGGCAAGAGAATTTAGAAAGAGTTATGATAACTCTAATTCTCCTATCTATGGTATGGAAAGATTTGCATATCAATATATTGCAAATGAATATCCAGAAGAATTAGATTGGCAAAAAGATAAAATTAAAATCTTTACTATTGATATTGAAACAAGTTGTGAAGAAGGTTTTCCTGATGTAGATAATCCTGTTGAAGAATTGTTATGTCTAACTGTTAAGAATCAAACTAACAAACAAATTATAACATGGGGTACAGGTGATTTTAAAACTGATAGAGAAGATGTTACTTATGTAAGATGTAATTCAGAAAAAGAATTGATAAAAGAATTTATGTCTTTCTGGATGAAAAACTATCCTGATATTATTACAGGTTGGAACTGTAAGTTTTTTGATATACCATATTTACTAGGTAGAATATCTAGACTAACAGACAACAAAGTTATTCGTAAACTATCGCCATGGGGATTAGTTGAACAAAAAGAAATTATTGTAAGAGGTAGACCTAAAACAATATTCAGTATTATGGGTGTTGCAATGTTAGATTACATAGACTTGTATCAAAAGTTTATTCCTGTAAGTCAAGAAAGTTACAAACTAGATTACATAGGTAAAGTTGAATTGGGTATTGGTAAAGATGAAATGCCATATGAAACTTTTAGAGAGTGGTATACAAAAGACTTTCAATCATTCGTAGACTATAACATACAAGATGTAGAAATCGTTGATAGACTAGAAGATAAATTAAAACTTATTGAATTAATATTGACAATGGCATATGAGGCCAAAGTAAACTATGATGATGTATTCTCACAAGTAAGAGTGTGGGATGTTTTAATCTATAACTATTTAAGAAAAGAACACATTGTAGTGCCTGAAAAATCTGAACAAGTAAAAGATACAAAGTATGATGGTGCATATGTAAAAGAACCAT